ATACAGACTTAACGGTTTCGACATATTCAGTACGATGATCAATCGTGAATTGTGTGGGGGCAGTTTTCGACTGGTTTACTCCGGGCTCGTCGAAGAAGATTGGGATAGAGTTCTCAAGCTGGCGTTCGAACTTTTTCAGCCGCTTGATTCGTTCCTCTTCCGTAACCTCTTGATCTTCTTCATCGGTGGTAGGAGCTTCGTCTTCATCGGTTTCATCCCCGCCGATCCGATCCATCTGTCGGCGGAAAGAAACTACATCTTCATCATCGTCTGCTTCATCCCGGAGCTGCTCGCTGGCCTCCGTAAGAGTTTTTACGGTGCCCAATCCCCGAGATTCACGAAGACTGTTTATTTCCTCCAATGCGCTCATTTGTGTATTCTGGAGCGCACTGTCAAACTCATCAGCGTCGGGGTCAACCCGACCACTCAGCAATCGTTCTTTTTGTTCGTTTGTCAATGAACGATACACCGCATTGTCCTCAAGTCCAGAGCTAACTGACGGTGGGATGACATGTGGTTCAACCGTTTGTTCGTATTCTTCCTTATTTTCAGATTGTGAGGTATTGTGTTCCAACTGCTCCATAATTTCGGAGAGTTTTTTCGTACTCTTTTTCTCGGACATTTTAATCCTCCTACTATAATGATGGGATTTCTTGATTGTTTAAAGGATATTTTTTAAGAGTTCATAATAGATACCAATACGTTATCTTGATCGGTTCTAAAAATAGCGATTTCTGAGAAAGATGGAGATGTAACTCCGACGATGAGTTCTGAATTGCGATACATAACTTCCACGTCAGACGTATCAAAGTCGCAGTATTTGGATACCTGAGACTCGATAGCCGTCTTTAATTTATATGCATTATCGTCTGCATCTCCGATTCGGTACTGGAGCATGTTTATACCTTTCTCTGGATCATCAGGTGTATCACCAGGAACCATGGTCAATAGAATATATAACTGCTGGGCCATTGCCATAGCACCTGATATAATTCGATTACGGGAGAAATCGTCTAACTCCAGTGTGACGTCTTTCATTTTATCCTCTCCTACCCTTGGATTATTAATGGATTGTTTTTTAGGGTTTATTTAACCCTAGGACATTACATTAACGCACCCATGTTCGAAAGGGGAATCAATATGAAATGTCCGATATGTCGTAAGTATATGCCATCCAAAAGAGATGTTCTTCATCATATGGATGCGCGCCATTTTGATCAAATCCCAAAAGAAATGTCTGCTTCAAAATACTACTATGCATTGAATCACGCAGGTGAAACTACAGGTAAATGCCGTATCTGCAACTCGCCTACAGAATTTGATGAACCCACTGGAAGAGTAAGGGTCTTATGTGGGAGTGAAAAATGTAAGACAGCATTTTCCGTTATGGCATCGGAGAGAAACATGAAGAAATTCGGTGTCCCTCATCTATTGAATTCTCAGACACATCAAATGTATATGCTGTCCAAACGGAAAATATCAGGAGAATATCTGTGGAGTGATGGTCATACCAAAATTCCTTATGTGGGATCTTATGAGAAGCGGTTTTTGGAGTTTCTGGATAATTTCCTTTCGTTTTCTCCGTCAACGATTCACTCCCCCTGTCCAATTACAATCTATTATGAGTACAATGGGGAAATGTTATCTCACACACCCGATTTCTATAATGATATCTTAGATCTCATCGTAGAGATCAAACATGGTGGAGATAACCCGAATACACATCCAAAGATCCAAGCAGTGGATGTTGCAAAGGATAAGGCAAAAGAAATGGCGATCAGGACCACAACGACACACAACTATATCAAGATCACAGATAATAACTTTGCTCCGTTTATAAAACTTCTATTTAAACTTACAGAGAATGAACAAAACGGACGGAAAGAACGTTATGTGGTTATTAACGAAAATGTTTTAGCAGGGTTGGTTATCGGATATGGGCGTGTTCGAGATATTCAGGGTCAAGAACTCATGGATCTCGAACCTATCCTATACGATGAAACTCCACTACTTGAAGCTATTGATCCGATGGATGTGTGGATGCATGACATGACCAGATATGCGAATAAGATGTTTGGGAATGATGACTCTAAGGGTCTATTCTTCCACTTCTTTGCCCATATCCTACCCACTGGAGTCGGGCACGTTACGATAACGATCACACTTCAAGACAGTTTTACGAATATGATTCACTATGACGGGGAAAGATTCTTTTACATCTCAAAAGATAAAGTAAATGAACTAAAGAAAACATTCCTCTCTACGTTTAGGTATAATGGAGACTTAGACGTCACGAAGGAAATCAATACATTGAAAGATATGATTAAGAATAAGACGGTACTAAAAGAGCCGGATGACGTAAATGCAATTGCCCATGTATTCAAAATCCTATTTGACAAAAAGGCTCATTATACCCCAATGGATATTGCCTTGAGTCCGGATTTTGTGAAATACAGAGAGCTTAGAAGAAATAAGGGCATGGATGGTCGTAACGATGATGTTGATCTCTTATCCTTTGTAGACGTACATTAAGGAGGTAATTACCATGAAAAAAGCAGAGTTAATGAAAATCCCGGCCAAGCATTTTGGTCTACCCAGTGCTCGCAAGTTCCCCATGCAAGATGAAAGACATCTTCGATCAGCAATTGCCTATTTCTATACGGCTAAGTCAAAAGATCGTAGAGAGCTTGCAAACAACATCGTTCGTCGGCATAAGCAACTGAAATCCGGTGTACGTATCTCTAAAAAGAATCCACTGTTCAAGTATGTCCCTCCGAATATGAGGAAAGAACAGGAATCCTCCAAGTTAATGAGTGAAGCGACTGTAAATCTGCTGAAAGGTATTTTGAACGAAGAGAGTAGGCAGATCTTGGAGGCATTACTAAAACAAGACGGTATCACGACCGTGGATGATCTGGATTCGGCTGTTCCGGAGACTTATGCATCCCGTGAAAAATTCCTCGGTACACTGAAGAGTGTGATCATCAATGAAGATGAGGAAGAGGATTGTGACTATGTATTGATGTACCGTGACTATAATGCCAATACTAACCTCATGAATGCAAATAATGGCGGGATAACCGAATCCTCGGCTCCTATCCTGCTTGTCTATGACGGTTCATTGAACGAAACAGCCGCTCTGAACCCTGTTGTAGACCGTGATCATATCCAATTCTCTGCAATCCTCAGGGAATGGAATGAGTTGTATGTAAATGGACACCGAGATCTGTATTACGATCGCTTGATGATTGAAAGCTGGACTGAATATGCACAAACCCTGATGGATAACCATTCAAATATACCATCCAGCGAACTTGAGCAGAAACTTGCAGATATCGGTTACGTTAAAACTCGCCATGGATTCCAGTTCAGTATCAATGATAAAGCAATTGAACTTGGATACCCATCTGATCTGCCCGACATGGATTTTGATGAAGAACAGATGTCGGATATCTATTCGAAGGCTATTACGTTGAATATGGTAATGAAGGGGGATAGAAATGCAGATACAAGCTACTACGACCACTCGGTCAGAAGATCAGCAATCGACTAACCCCAAATTCTATCCTTGCTATCTCAACGTAAATCGTGTTCGGTCTACAACTGCGTTCGGGTGGAACGGCCTCTATGGTGTTCGAGCCAAGGTTGAGGCTGAAGATGAACTTGTTACTCATCTTCGGTCTTTATCATGGATAACGGACAAGTTCGACGATTATAAGATACAGGAACTTGCAAGATTCTACTTGAATCATGCAATGGTAATTCGAGAACTCCAACGGTTTGCATATGCCTATATTCTAAACTTTATGTCTATTAGTAAGACGATCGAGCAAGAGAGAAATCCGTATGATAACGATGAATTGATCGACACTTGGGAGCGTAAGTTGTTAGAGTGGTATGAACGCTATCGGACGGCCGAATCTTTAATCGAGAAAATATGCTACGAGCAAATGCTCTCTGATATTCTCTGGAATCCGGCGTTCGACCCGAGAGACCCTCGGATTGTAGATTTCAACCTAAAACAGTTGGAGAAATTCAAGCTAAAGGTCACAAACATGGTCCAAGAGTGGGATGACGACGTAATCACAGAATCATTCCAGCAGGTAGACATTCCTGATTTTCCGATTGAGCTTTCGGAATCTATCAAAGAAGGTATTAAACGGATTAAAGCGAAACTGAGTCCGAAACGTTATACCTTCGATGTGGATGAAGAAGGTACGATCTTAATCAAGAAAAACTATCAAGCAGATCTAATTAGATATTATAAAGGTGCAAACAGACTCATGAAGCTTTATAAACGGCAGATGAAACTTGATGAGTTGAAAGCGGAATTGGCGAAGATTTACTTCATCAACGAACTGATCGAAACGAAGTACATCTTCAACCAACACATGACAGAGGAGGAAAGATCCAAGTATAAACAATATGCGGACCTAAGGGCGAATGTACTGAGTACGTTCAAGATGAACTTGGAGTTTGTCCTCCAAAACGAGGATAACTTCAACTTCATGCATTACTATGAAAACTCACCATATGCGAGTGTCTTAAAGGTATCACGGACACAGGTTAGTGGTGTTAAGAAGGTACTTAAGGCATTAATTATCTGACGATAACCAATATGGGGATATCCCCATATTGGTTTATTTATAAAGGAGGTCGGATATGTATAAGCTACGAAGAAAGACTAGAACAGTTATTACCTTTACGGGTCATCGGCCTAATAAATTATATGGATACCAATGGGATACACCGGGTAATAAAATTATTATGAACCGTCTTACAGTTGCTATCCTTAACTGTATGAGAGACAGTGGGCATACGGAATTTTTATTTATCTGTGGCGGTGCATTGGGCATCGACCAAATGGCATTTCATATTCTGACGGAACTGAGGACGAAACTTTCATCTAAATATAAGATAAAAATCCAATTGGCTATACCGTTTAAAGATCAACCAATCAAATGGAATGATCAACAAGATCGAAATCGATATCGGAAACATCTGCTACTCGCTGACGAGATTGTGTATGTAGATACGTTGGAAAAATATGATCGATGTAAGGATGTTCCACATGGCGCATATCATAAAGATAAGCTTTTAATACGTAACGAGTACATGGTAGACCATGCAGATCATATCATTGCTACGTGGAACGGGGACAAACAAGGTGGGACAGCACATTGCGTGAGATATGCTGATAAAAAAGGTTGTTTACGCACAACGGTAAGTCCACTTATTTAGGGGGTTATTTAGATGAATTTCGAAATGTATGGATATGTCGTTAAACAGATAGATCGTCTATATAGAATGAAAGAAGATATCATCCAAGTTTACCGCAAGAAAAATGTTGAGGGATTATACGACTACGAAATAAAAATCTTAAACACTGATACTTGGGAACTTCCGGTCCACCTAAACAACTACAATGTCGATTACGTCATAAACTTCTTGGACAACCCCGGCTATCTCGTAAACTTCTGCAATACCCTTAAGCAGACGATTCTGAGACATTGGCCAGCGGATGATATGCACGCAAAGTATAGTGTCGAGTTACTTGACTACGTAGCCGCTCGTGTACAGACACTGGGATACTTCTTATTGAAGACCGAAGGCAATATCAGTGTTATCGCACAAGAGGATGATGATAATTTCCTTGAGGTGATGGATGACATCACTGTTGACTTATTGCAAGACCTTAAGAAATCGGATAAGGAATCACGGAAGGAACTTAG